CTTTTCCTGTTGACGACTGAGCATGGAGCGGTATGGTGTGTCCCGACATGAAACTCAACGAGATCAAAGAGGCGGTGCTGGCCGGCAAGACTGTGCATTGGAAGAACCGCTTATATCGGGTGGTATGCGATTCAATCGGTCAATGGTTGATCGTTTGCCCATCGACTAAAGGATGCTGGGGCCTTACATGGGCCAACGGCGTGACGATGAACGGAGACGAATCTGACTTCTTCGTGTCCCCCGAAAGCGTTTAACCCTATGGACACATGGATACTACCAAAGCAATTACACACATTGGCCTATGCGCTGGATACGGAGGCATTGAGCTTGGACTCCAGCGAGCAATCCCAGATCTGCGCACAGTCGCTCTTTGTGAGATCGAAGCCTTCGCCGTCGCAAATCTGGTTGCGAAAATGGAAGCGGGATTTATGGACCCAGCACCTATCTGGCCGAATCTTAAGACCTTCCCTTGGGAAGCATTTCGTGACCGCGTGGACATCCTCACTGGGGGATATCCATGTCAGCCATTCAGCGCAGCCGGTCAGCGCAAAGGAAAGCAAGACCCGCGGCACCTGTGGCCGTGGATTGCAGATGGCATTCGACTTCTCAGACCACGGATCTGCTTCTTTGAGAACGTCGAAGGACATATCAGCCTGGGGCTGTCCGACGTCATCGAAGACTTGGCAGGAATGGGTTATCGAACGACGTGGGGCATATTCAGCGCGTCTGAAGTCGGCGCACCGCATCAGCGAAAACGGGTGTTCATCTTGGCCCACCGCTGCGACAAGGGATTACAAGGGAGAGAGTGGTTCCGGGAGACAGGAACGGAAGGGACACCCAGCAGACACGCTTCCCAATGCAATGGCTCAATGGCCGTCGCCAGTGGCCTCGGAGGTGCGGCAGGGCTTTCAGGATCGGTCCCGAGGCATGAAAGGCAGTCAGGAGAGCCTGACCACGGTGGTGGTCAAGACGTGGGCAACGCCATCAGCCAGGGAGTGGAAGGGCCACACAATAACGGAAGCATTTCCGAAGGGGTTCAACCTGACTCTATCAAATCAAGTGCATGGCCCAGCCGTCCCGGCGAGCAGCAGTACGGATGGGAGCCGCCCAGGGTTGTGGGCGACACCGGATGCGAGCGACAGGAGGAGCGACAAGTCGAGGCAGGTGGGTCTGAGCAATCAGATGAAGTCCGAGACGTGGCCGACTCCAGCGTCAGCGGGAGTGACGGGAGGTCCGACGGGTCTTGCAGGTGGAGCCGGGAATCGGGAGAAGCTGGCGTCGATGCTGCCGGATGCGGAAGCGAAGGCAATGGGATGCGGCAAGCTGAACCCCCGCTGGGTGGAGACCCTGATGGGCCTCCCAGTGGGCTGGACTATGCCGAGCTGTGCGTCACCTGTGACAATAGAACGGATGAGTTAAGGTTATTGGGAAATGGAGTAGTACCGCATACCGCTGAACTTGCATTCCGTGTACTCATACAGGAGTTGGCCAATGAGTGATGCGTCTCTCACTACAACCTCATTCCAGATCGACTATCGGATGCTCACGCTTCTCCAGAAGCGGGCCAATGAACTGGGGTTCAGGTCATGGGGAGCGTACCTCCGCCACATGATCGACTTCCATGTGCTGACTTTCGAGCCTGATCTGCTCCCCCGCCAGAGCCCCGATAACCCCGCCTACCGTCCTTCCACCCTTCCCGTACCCTCCGACGCCTCCTAGACCCCTTCCAGCGCTTGCGCTGGGCATCCATATCCATCCATCGGACCAGCCATTCCGGTTTCAGTGCTCCGATACCCCTACCTCCTACCCTCCGGATCCCCTGCTTCCGAGTTTCGCAATCCGGAATCGGGGGTTCTCAAAAATGGCCGCCGAGCGCGGGGCGTCTTAAAACGCCCCAGCAGCGTCTCGGCGATGCTATTTTTGACTCCCTTTTAAGGGAGTATTAAGACTCCCTTTTAGGGGAGATAGCGGGGGGGGCGCGGAACTTTCTGGGACCGTGATTGGAAGTTCCTTCTGGATACTTGACGGGTGTCCTGGGAGAACGTACCTTGGTTCTCCCATGAGTTATCTAGAGAATGGTTCCACCCTCCGCGCCATGTTCCGCCTGATGCCGCCGATGAGGCACGACGCAGACCCTACTCGGTCCGAGGTCGTGACCTACATCCGCGAGAACCTGAGGTGTGAATTGGGGCGTGCGCTTCGTGCGTTTGATTCGATGCGCCACATGAAGAGCGCGGTATTGATATTCGATCGTATCCATCGCCAGTGGCGTGGTTGTGATTGGGTTCCCGCCGAGGAGGTTGATAAGGTATCAATGCTGTTAGCAATGATCACTGAGATGAAGCGTGATATATCCTCTCTGAGGTCTGAGCTTCGTAAGGTGAAGGGTGAGGTAGTGTGGCTGCGTCGTCGCAAGGGAGGCAAGAAGACCGAGGATGTGGCCGACTCAGACGATGAGGACCATGAAGAGAAAAGCTCCCCGGATGTGGATCCTGAGGAGCTGGAGCGTAAGAAGCGGGAAGAGGAAGAGGCGGCTAACCGGAAGGCTTACAATGATTATTGGGGCCCTATCCGCGCCGCCTTGGCCGCCGATCAGGAGGCTTCGGCTCCTTCAGTTGCGCCCCGGTCATCACCATCGGATTCCACTGCTCCCACACAATCCCCTTGGGAGAATGCTGAAGATGAAGTGAGTTAGCATCCAGTCTCGATCCCCGCTTGCAGAAGGCCAGTTGGAACCTACGAGGCTTCGACTGGCCTACTTCTGCCAGGACAGCGATCTCCCGCGCCCAGTTGGCGAGTTCGCTGGATCCGAACCCGGAGTGGGCGAGTTCCATGGTGGTCATGGGCTCTCCGTCCTTGCGCTGGGCTTTGGAGATGTGATGCATCCAGATCCAAGCGACCTTGGTCTGGTGGAGGATGGGCTGGAGCTTGTTGCGCAAGAACACGCTGACCTCGCCCTGATCGCTGAGATCGCCGCCGAAGTAGGAGAAGAGCGGATCGGCCACGATGACATCGAGCTTGGAGCGGAGGATGAACCGGCGGGCGTAAGCCAGGAATGCGTCACCGGTGCGGACGGCCTCGGTGCGGAACTCAAGTTGTTGTTGGAGCGACTTCATCTCATCTGGCCTGATGTCCAGTCCTAGTCCAACTCCTTGGAAGGCTTCGGCGAGGTCGCCCTTGTCGTTCTCGGCTTGGATGACCCCGATCTTCAATGGCCGCACCGGAGCGATGCCGAAGAAGTCCTTGCCGAGGCACCACCGGATGACGATTTGCATCATGAGGGAGGATTTCCCGATGCCGGTGCCGCCGCTGAGGATCATGGAGGAGCCGCGGGTGAGCCACCGTTTGCCGATGAGGTTGTCCGGATCGTTGTCCGAATCAAAGTGCATCAGGTCTTTGATCGACACGATCGTGGCGCTGTCGTCTATGGACTCGCGGTCGGTGAGCCATTCCTCCCACGAGCGAGCGCCTATGGAGTTGGCCAACAGCTTCTGCTTCTCCGAGCCCCGCCATGCGCCCGGGAGCCGGGAGAAGCGCGATGGGTTCTTGTTCTTGGGATCCACGCCCGGGATGGACGAGTAGATCAGATCCCTGCGGGCGTCCCATTCCTTGCGATTGGGTGCATCGACGCGGACCCAGGCGTGGATGGATTTGCCACCGGAGTCGATGAGGACGCTGATCGGTAGTCCGGAGGACCGGAGGAGCTGTTCCTGCTCGGCCTTGGGCTTCTGATCGAACTCCACCAGGACATGGCGGTAGGCCATGACATCGTTGTCGGAGCCGCTGTAGAGGTTGGGCTTGAACGGGTTGATGCGGACGAAGACGCCCTGATTCCGATCGGGTCGGAAGAGGATGGACTCGGGGTCATCGAATCGAGCGATCCAATCCTCGACGGGCAGGAAGGATCCGCTGGTCATGGGGGTACCGTCCTCGACCTGCTCGCAGATGCAGACCACCTCGGTGGGCGCGAAGGCGGATGTGAGGAACCGCTGGAACTCCGAGGCATCGTGCGATGCCGGGATGGGGGCTGCGGGCGGGTTTGATGGCGCGTAGGGCTCCGCGGACCCAACAGCGACTGGCGCGACCTCCACGGGCTTTGGCCGGCTGAACCGGACCCGTGTCAGGTCCAATGGCTCAATGGACATGGTGCTTGAGGAATTGGCGAGGTGCCCGCGGGGCTTGGAGTGCGACTTCTCATTGGCCTGCCTGATCTTGTGGAGGAGTTCGCGGTCCTGCCAGGGAGGCTGGCATGAGCGGTTCCAGTCGGACAGGAGCGCGAAGGCGTCGGTGTCGGACAGCCCGAAGCCGTGGACTAGGCCCACGGCGGCGGTGTAGGTTTGAGAGTGCCCTCCGGATCCGGAGATGGCTGGCGGTACCTTGGCGAGCCAAAGCGCCGCTCGTTCGAGGAGCGTTGTCATGTCGTTGCGTTGCTGGGTTCGGACTACTTGAGTTCTTTGAAGACTCGATTGAACTCTTGGGAATTGCGGACGAAAAGAGACCCGTCTCGACTGTAGATGGTTACAGTGCGGCGGGTCTCTCCTAGACGGTACTGTCCTTGGCCTATGACTTCGACGATTACGGATCCGTTGTGAATGTTGACGAATCGTCCTGTTGGAGCGGTGGGCTGTCCTTGGTGATCCATGTGTGTTGAGTGCGAGGTTTCTTGGGGTAGGAGATCCATCCTTTCTGGATGCCGTAGGCGATGAGGCGTGGGGCGTCTTCGATGAGTTTGCGGTTCACGCCGCTCATGATGGTCTTCTCTTCTTCGGTGAGTGGTTCGGGCTTCTTGTTGTTTTCGAGCCGGCATGAGTACCATGGCTGCTCGTGTCGTGGGGTTTTCATGATGGTGTCACCCTTGAGAGGATGCAATTACAGTAGCTTCCCTTGGTCTTGGCTGTGCATTTGGGATGGTGGATGGGGCTTGCCAGGATGTGTGCTGTCAGTTCGTTGGTGAGGGTGACGAGCAGGAGGATCCGGTCAGCGGCTTCAGCGCAGACGACATTGGCTGCGCCATCTTCACTGTGGATCTGCTGGGCCAGGATCTTGAGGGCGCTTGCGAGATCGCGTGTCGAGGAGTGCTTCATGGTTGTTTGTGGACTTTGATTCCGTTGCCTTTCTGATCGACCAACTCAACGGCTCGAACATTCTCCAAGCGGGCCAGAGTCTTGATCATCTCCAAGTGATCATGAGCTTGGGCCACGCATGTGAGGTGGATATCACCGTCGCCGAAGTTGATCTTCAGGTTCTCTTTGCTTCTATCACGCCACACTCGGACGGTGATCCCGCCTGAGAGGGTGACCACCTTGATGGATTCGACGAGTGGGAATGAATGTCGGCTCATAGGGGTTTGTTGCAGTGCGGGCAGAACTTCTCGGCGCGTGAGCTTCGGCTGTTGGCGGTATTGGCAACCGGCTGAATGCCTAGCCACTCGCAGAGTTCAGAGTAGGAAGTGGCACCGTAGTTGGCCCACTTGAATGGCCTGATGTCACCGGTCCGCACTGCGTGGATTGCGACCTCGCGTGAGGTGATGTGGAGCTTCGAGAGGGTGGCCACGTTGCGGGCGCTGAGTCCGTTGGTCCACAGGTTCTCATTCTCCTTGAGCGTCTTGG